GAGAGCCTCTTGCTCATAACCCCTTAATTACGATATCCAATTAACCACCAACAAAAATCAAATACATTGGAGGCTGTCCGCCTCCAAACCTCCGAGGACTACGGTCTTCCCAAGAGGCGAGACCCAAGAGCCCAACTAGCAAGAGACGGTGCATCGCTCACATACCAAAAGAAGAAACCATCAGTAGAACCATTGCTCAAATCACCACCAACACGGAGAGCCTTATAACCTGTAGAAGTATAAAAGTAATCACACATACCAGCACTATCGCTACCACCTGTTAATGTTGATGGTACAGCAGGCTCTCCTGCAAACTCACCACAATATCCACTACTAGACGGCATAACTGTTGCATGTTGAGTAAACTGCGTTAAGTCAGCAGGTTGTGATGCACCAATGAGTGAATATTTACTTGGGTCGTATGTGTAATAGGGAACCAAATCAACATGGAATAATCCATCACACCATTCCCAAATATTACCCCATAGATTCCATATTCCGAAGAATGAAACAGGCACTCTACCATCTACACCGATATAACCACACTCGTTACCCATAGCCATGAAATCAGCTTCAGAAATAAGTTGTGGTGCGTGCCATAGAACATTACCAACAGTAGTAGAGAAAGTAGCACCATCTACCGTGATACGTGTGTTACCAAGCGAGTCATAATCTGCTTCTATGAGAGCAATCTTCCTTTGAGCGAATACAGCGGTACTACCTTGTGCTGTTCCTAAGTTAACCCATTCATCCTCATTATACAAAGCACCAGTGGCATCCGAAACAATAACATAATTATCATCTGTTGAAGCTACGGTAACTACATCAGAGGCAGTATATCTAAGGTCACACACACCACGTCCAAAGACAGCCTGTGTATTGTGAGATGCACCAGCTATAAGAATAAGAATCCTCAGATAATCTCGTAATGCAATATCAGCTTGGCTCCATCCTTCTCCTACCGCTTCTGAATATGGCCTCAGTACGGTATCAGCTCTTTGGTTAGTATAATATGGTTCACCCAAAACAGAGGTGAGTTTGTTCTCCCCTAGGACTTTAGATGATTTATCAGCACCAACCCATACATAATCTCTTTCGCTCTGTGTTTCATAATCATAAAACAAGGGAGGAAGGATGCAATCAGGTGTCTTGTCTCGTCTGAGAACAGGGTTGTAGATATCCCGAACGTCAATGTATGCCTTGCTGAGTCTAACAGCGATAATACCATCAGCATCAAGAAAGTCTGGCTCATCAATCCATCTTACTACTTCAAAATCAGAAGTAATCTTAGCAGTGCGAATCTCGTTGAAGGGGAACTTATAACGAATGTCAGTCGTAGGATATGGGTCTGTATTCATACTCCCTGCATTTACCCGAAGCGTTGAAGAAGAAGCATCGAGCGTTCTTGTCCCTGTTACTGTAGCAGGCATAAGAGTAAACTCTACACCAAGAGCCTTTAGTTCTCCCATAGTGAACTGTCTGAGTAATTTCATTTCAGTAATCAGTGTTTCCATCTGTTCAGATGTTGGTACGGTAAAGTCCATTTATACCTCCGTGGTCGAAAGGACTAAATGCCCATCGACAGCTTTTAATTGTATATAACCAGCATAAGCACCGACTGAATCAAAGTACGGTGTGCGAGTTTCCATAGTATCCATCCTGTCACCAATAGTTGCATAAGAATCCGCTGTAGTTCCAGAAGCCCTAGCACCCAAAACCTCTACATCCTTATTAGGGTCTAGGTCTTGTCCTACTAAGATCGTTTCTACTTCGGCTTCTAAAGCATCTATATCTTGTTCAGCTAAAGTCATCCTACCTTCAAGAGAATCTATATCATCTTGAGCAGTGTCCATTTCGCCTTCAAGAGTAGATATGTCACCGTAGTTTTCTAAGACTTGAGCTTGTAAAAGACTAATGTCGGTTTCAGCTTTATCTATATCCAGAGTTGCTTTTGCATTAGGCTTAGTTATCGGTGCTAAAGTTCCGTCCTCGTCTGCAACAACAAAAACATCTGTATCTAATAACGCTGTTTTCGGAGTTCGGTCTACTATCTTTTGTACATCCGTATTATAAAGTGGAGTTGGCATATATTGACCTCTCTTTTAATATTTCATCAATTTTCATATCTTTCAATTTCAATTATTTAACCTCTCTTTTTATTATAACACATTTTCATAATTTGTAAAGTTACCCTATCTTCCGTAGACGGAGTTTTATTTCATCCGTTTCCAAATTCGGCTCAACGCCAATCACTTGGCATTCCATTTCCCCTGCGTAGATTCTCTTACCCCTAGAGTCTGTGTACGCTTCTGTTCGTGTGACCTCGTATCTTTCACCTAAGACAATATCATCATCACCTAATAATAAAGTATCACCTAATACGAAAGTCCATTTAGTTGGTATACTAGAGCCGTGAGTCAATAGAGAAGCTTCGATATTAACTATGTCAAAGATTCTCGGCATATCGCCACCGCTAGAACCTAGCCACTTCTCAGAGTCAATCACTATTTCTACTATTGGTCGTACTTTGGAAACATCTTCCATCACTAGGAGGGCTTTGGCATCAGCATCAGTTGAGTTGGTTAAAAGCGATTCATATGTCTGTATCTTCTTGATTCTATGCTCTTTCAAAACATCCGTTTCGTAGTCGGTGTTGGTTACTTGGCTAAAGTGTCCGTGGCGGTGATTCTTAGCGTACTTTACGATACAACTAGAGGCGTATAATTGAGCGTTGTGTTTTATAGGGATATCTGAGTTTCTTATTTCTACTGGTCTAATGTAGGTAGTACCGTCTGCGAAAGTAATAGCCGTTCTCGATTTATCGTCTACCCTGAGAGTAATCTTATCTGTATCTTCGTATCTGAATCCGTAATTACTTCCAGCTTGGAGAAGCTCAATCCACTCGTACAGTCGTTTCGGCTCATCCATGTATAAAGATACATCAGCTAGTAAGGCTTTCTCTGAAGTCCATTCGGTTTGATTGTAATTCGTTGCGTTGTACTCGATATTTACTACACGATCATTTAAATCAGCGATGATATCAGCAGGGTTTGAGTAGTTTCTCATTACACCTGTTACGTACACTTCCTTAAGTCCGTTGGTAGGGTCTGAACCGTCTTTAGCACACAACGCATCTGTCAAGGTGAATGTTCCGTCTGTAGAGAAGTTAGCATGTGTAACGCTAGTTAGAACATCGTCGTCGAACGTGTAGACTTGGGTAATAGAAGTAACTAATGTCCCCCACTGGAAAGTCACCGTCCCTGATCCGTCTAGGATTGGGTATGCTGGAACTTGAATCACCGTTCCGTATCCGTCTGGGATTGTCTCACCATTAGAGTCCTCAGCTATTCCAGTAAGGCTCGAGAACACATCTATAGGAGTATCTACTTCCAATCGCTCTCGCTTATCCCCGACTTCAAGAGTCATGGTAGCTGTGGTAGTTTCAATGTCCTTGACATATCCGCTAAACACTAAGACCAAATCATCGTAATCGTCACCCTCTGAACCACGCTTGATTCTGACAGGGTTTCCGTAAAGTTTCTCGTCTGTGTCGAACAATCCTATCCCAGAAGTAACATCGTTTGTGAATACAATCGAACCACCACCGAAAGCCATGATACCGTATTGTAGTGGGTCTGCTTGGTCTGAGAGCGAAGGTATTGACTGTACTATCGGGCGGTAGAGTTGGTTTCTAAAGTATCGTACCGTATCGGAACAGTATCCATAGAGAACGCCCGTTTCCACTGTGTGAGCTAGAAGGTTATCAGTATGTGCTATGTGGACATATAAGACTTGCAAGGTAGCATCGAAGTAGAAACTTGATTGAGTAGCTTGGCAATCGACTAGGGAATCCTGTTTAGTTAGCTCAAATATTGAGTCAAGAGTCATTGATTCTATCTGAGTTGCTACTGAGTTATATGTCCCATCAGCACCAAATGTAGAAGTCCAATAAGTAGCGATAGACTCAACTTGTAAACCAGCACCTATCGTAACGATAGAGCTATATAGATATGGTTCATAAGATATAAAAGAGCCTTCGTAAGAAAATGTCTTATCAATCTCTACTACACTAAACATTTTTACCTACCATTATGAAACTCTTTGAACTAAAAATACATAATAATCTCCACCAGAACCAGTGAGCATAAAAGCACCTCTCGTTCTCCAAGTTCCTGATAATGATGTACCAGAGCCAATGATAAAACCACCATCTCCTGTATATCCTACAGATACAGATGCATTTCTTATATAATTTAATAGTGAACTTGCAAGTAACATAGTTCCTATTGGATAATCTGTTAAATTTTGAGTACTACCAGTATATAGAGCTGCACCCTTATCACCATTTATAGTAATTGTACTAAATGTAGGGCTATCGGTTGTTTCTAAATCTTGATTCATTGCGTAAAGTTGATTAACACCTTGACCAGTGTCTAAACTAGTTGCTTTTACTTTACCAAAAGAAGCATCAAGAGCCATCGAATACTTCTCATATTCAGTCCCATCCTTGACTACTAGATACGGCAAGATTGCATAACTTCCTGTGTACTTATAACCGTATACTTCATTCCACACGTAGCTAGAGATATCTTGTATCCATTCTGCGGTCAAAGTGGTAGTTCCGCTTAGTCTAATGTAATTGTTACCGTCTACAGGCGTTCCTGTGATTGCGTAGTCTGATGTATCGACAACATACAGATTGCCACCGTATTGAATGTATGTACCTAATTTGATAGCCGGAAGCCCTGTACCACCTGAGTTAGTAAGGATGAACGGTTGATTGTTTACGATGTTGTTAAAAGCTGAGATATGAGCGTTCTGTGCTTCGTAATCCGCAACCGCACTCGGTACTGAACTCGGATTAGCTACTTGTGTTATTGCCATTAGTTGACCTCCTGAAAGTCGAATGAAACAGTATCACCTTCTTGCAGGTGACTTATGGATAGAGAAGAAGCAAATCTTCCATACAAAGGTAAAAAGTCAGCGTGGGAATTGTCCCACAAATCTAAATAGAATGGGAGAATCAAACCACGGTCTATGAAAGCTGATTCCAAACTCTTACGCTCGGTAGAAGTCAAGAGAGGAATTGAAACATTCCCTGACCTGTATACTGTTCCCTGTCTACCTGAGGCTTGTTGATCGCTAGAAGATGTAACCACATCACTAGAGTTAAGTGGCATGTCTTGGTCAGCACTTTTATAGAAAGTAATCGCTTCTCCTGCGAACAGGCTCCCTATATAGATAGGTACTATCGACTCTATGAGAAATTCAATCTTAGCGACCTCTTGAGCATCACCGTAGACCATATCTATGTCATTGGATACATCTATCGTCCAAGTGTCTAAGAGAGCGTCAAGAGCATTGTAGAACTTCACAGAACACGAAGTGAGATTGTGATATGCTATCCCAATACAAGTTATGTCTTGAGTATGGTCTAAGACTGCGGTTATAGTAGTAGTTGTTGCCGTTGACTTATATACTCGGCGTTTCCACTTGTGAAAGAGATTCTCAAGAGGATAGTTTGCGTTCTCGTTCGGTTCGCTCAAAGTTGCAGTAACTAAGGCATTATCGTAAGCTAATTTCATTTTGTTATCCTCGCATCAATCTTTCCGTACTGCCCTGAGTTTATACCCTTTACAGTTTCTTCTATGATTGTTTTACCATTTAAGTTTACCACAAGATGTATCGGTGCGCCAGTACCACCACCACTAGGAGCTATGGAGATACCTTCTTGTCGTGCTTGCTCTGCTATCGGTGCAGGGAGAATCATCTCGTTTCTGTGTACGACAGCCTCTTGTGTCTGTGGGATTCTTATTGAGCCTACTTCAAAAGCCGGAAGTGGTTCTGAGTTAATAGCTCCAATTTGCGTAGCACCAACAACCCCAGCCATAGCAGATAGACCTATACCAGCCCAACCACCCGGATTAGCTAAGAACCCGATAACAGCAGATGCAGTATCTATGATAGCTTGGAATGTTCCCTGAGCTTTTTTGCGTTTCAAATCCTCTCTTGCTAGTTCTTTTTTACGCTCGTCTATTTCCTCTTGGCTAGCACCTTCCTCTTTCATGCGGTTTAATTCTTCTTCGTGGTTGTTTTCTCTTATGCTGTTTATATTATCCCACATGGAAGCGATAGAGCTTGCAATACTCATAGAATAATCAGTCCAAGCAAACTTTTCTTCCTCTATTAACGCTTGGATTTGTTCTGACTGCCACTTCGCTACATCTACACGATCAACACCAGCTTGTAAAAATGCTTGTGCTTGGGTTTGTATTGCTGTAATCGCCTTCTCATGGTCTGTTTGTCTGTATGACTCCATGAGTTTATAAGCATCAGCCCTAGACTTAGTTTCTTGATTGAATGTATCAATTATCTTTTCGTTTCTATTCTTAACCCATTCATCAAATGCTTTTTGAGCATCGTTGTATACATTAGTGTTCTCTGCAACAGCCTCTGTGTTTTCTTCTATTGCCTCGGTTGTTTCTCCTGTTCGTGAAGCAAGTTCTTCTTGTGCCAAAGAAAGAAGCTCTGAAGCATAGGCATTTTTACCATACTGTGTGATATTAGCTTGTATAATCTGTATATGATTTCTCAATTCATCGTCAGTTAGTTCACCCCAAGACTTGAATTCCTCTTTAGCTTTCCGAACCGCTTCACGCTCTTTGTCTATAGCCTCTGCACCAGCTATCAATTCGTTATATAGCTCACTATTCACATCAGCTAGTGCCTCAACATCTAAGACACCATCAGCTATAAGCCGAGAAGCCTCAGTGATAAGACCATTATAAGAGATTTGAGCATTTGAGAGTTCTTCTTGTGCATCTGCTTGGTCTTGTAATGCCTGAGCAAGTACACTTTGTTGCAACTTATATTCGTATGAATCCTTATTCAGTGAACGCAGTATTCTTTGTTGTTCTTTTACATTATCATTCTGACGTAGTACAGCATCTTCTAAGTCTGATATTTTCTCGGTTGTTTTACCGTAGCTAGTGGCAAGTTGTAATAGTTGCCGATTGATTTCAAAGCCTAGTGTTTCTTTTCTCGCTAAGAGCAAATCACGCTCAGCATCGGAAAGGTTATTCTGTGTGTTAACTAACTGGTCTGATATTTCCTTGTACTCTGCGGTCTTGGTTTTTATCGTATCTAGTACACCAGCCATTTCACTGGTTGCGGTTTTCTGATTTAACAGTTTATCGGTGATAGTAACTAATACCCCGATAACAGGTGCTAGTGCCTCGGTTCTCCATGCTCCGAAAGCTCGTTTCATTTGGTCGATATTATCGGTTAATATAACTCCTTGGTCAACTAACTCATCACCTAAAACTAAACCTAAGTCGTGAGCTTGTTGTCGCATCCCTTCGATTGCTTCACCACCAGCGTTCATAGCAGGTGCTAACTCGGTTGCACTACGCCCTAACAAAGCAGAAGCCAAAGCTGTTCGCTTGGTTTGATTCTCGGTATTGGCAAGAGCTACGAATACTTCATTGAATAGTTCTTCTTGATTCTTCAACTCTCCGTTTGTGTCATATATCGATACTCCTAATTGCTCAAAAGTATCTACATATTCCTTGCTTCCACGGTCTGCTTGTTCAGTTGCCGTAGCAAGTGTTTTAAGGGACATTTGAAGACCGTCAACGGAAGCACCAGACTGACTGAGTATAAAGTCCCACTCTTGGAAAGATTGTCTGCTTATACCGATTTTTTGACTCATCTTATCGACACGATCTAAAGCAGTAGCAGAAGCAATAGCCATTTCACCGAGCTTTTTAACCGTCATGGCAATAGCCGCAACAGTCACGCCTGCGAATATCTTATTAGCTACATCACCAAACTTCTTGGTACTTTTTTCGGAATTATCGAGAGATTTGTCATACTCTTTGTTGTCTCCGGTTATTTTATATACTAGCTGTTCTATGATTCTCATTTCGTATAATCCCTCGGTTTAATCTGTATCTTAGAATTGTCTGTCTTAAAAATGAACTTGTCCCAAACCTCTTTCGTGATAAAAGCCCCTGCGCTTTCTAGGTCGGTCAAGTCCATCTTCAACCAAAACTCTGCTTTGTCGTTCACTACTCCCTCCTTCTTGAGAGCGTAGTACAATCTATCCCAATCCAAGTCCCTTACGCTTTTAGCAGATTTACTACTTTTTTTTTACCCGAATCAGCACCCTCTATGACAGCCCTGACAAATTCCAATTGCATTTCTGAATCTGTGTTAGATTCCCACCAATCCTCTGAGTAATCGTATCCGTTAGCCTCTAGGGTAATCCTGATAATATCCTTCAAGATTTCATCCTCGTTATCATCGGATAAGGCATCGACAGCCTTCTGACGTTCTTTCTTGTTTTTAATCTTCATAGCTTCCATGACTTCCTCGACTCTATGCCAGAAGTCAATATATCGTTTCCTAGCCAAGTTAGGAATAAAAGCCATATTAAAGACTCTATCGTTTACTTTTACATCAAATTTAGGCCTGTCGATACCAATTTCTCTCATACATCCTCCTATGCTCTAAAGAATCTGAACAGTCTATAACTCTCACTTGGGTCTGGTTTGCCTGTGAAACTTACGGTGTACTCACTAAGACCATCCTCGTTCATGCCCTTGAAGTTCATTGAAGCCCCTGCATCGATTTTAGCATTGTACAAAGTAAACGCCCAATCTGCGGAAGTGTACGCCTTGACCACGGTACCAGCCAGCCCAGCTTTCGCCCCTGCCAAATCAGCATACGTTCCAGTAGCAACGATGAAATACAAATTAGTGGCATCGGTGTAGAAGTGTCCTTGGCTTGAAGCCGAGTTCTTGTCGTCTACATGCACCTCTGTCATTCCGTCAATCTCAACATAGCCGTCAATATTGGTAGTCCAAGTCAACGCACCCAAGAAGGTCGTCTTTGGTACAGTGATGTAATCGTTAACCGTGTCAGCAGTAAGAGCGGTGATATCATCAGCTACCAAAGTCTCTACTACTTCTCCGTCAAAGTGTATCAGTCGTAAAGATGCACGATTAATGGTAAAGTGTTTAGCGGTTCCGGCAAACTCTAGGTCGGTTCCGGTAGTCGGTGTAGTAGCATCCGTCTTTTTGGTGAAGCCTAACATCAACTTATTGATAACACCCGGATTCCAGTTCCAGATTGCACTCGGAGCCAAAGCGACCGTGGGATTTTTTGCATAGTCCAGAAGTTGCTCGTAGTTTCCGGCATCAAGTGAGAAGTCATCCCAGTTGAAGGTGCAAGTTGCACCACCAGCCAAGATTCCTACATCCTCAAAGCCACCACCAGTGTCAATTCCGAACTTGAAACCATCAGGAAATATGATGGATTTTTCGTTAGTCTGTCTAGGCATGATAACTCCTTATGCTTGGAAGAAAGTGAACAGCTTGTAGGTTTCTGCAGGGTCAGGCTTTCCGGTGAAGGAAACTGTTACCTCGTCTAGTCCGTCCTCGTTTACTCCCTTGAAATTGAAACTTCCACCAGCGTCGATTTTTGCATTGTGCAAGGTGAACTGCCAATCGATATCAGAATCAGTTTCAGCACCACCGGAAGCATCAACGGTGTAGTGCGTGAGCCTGATTTTAGATCGTGTCAATGTCACCTGATTTCTCGTACCTGCGTAGGTCACATCGGTTCCGGCTACAGGAGAACTTGCAACAGCACTGGTAAACATCCCCGGAAACAGATTCTTGATTACTGTAGCATCAAAGTTCCACACGGCACTAGGAGCAAGAGCAACAGTCGGATTGATAGCCTTGTCTACAAGACCTTCATAGTTTCCACCGTCCAAGTAAAACTCGTCCCAGTTAAATGTAACAGTTGCACCACCAGCGAGGACTCCCACATCTTCCCATGCGTTACCAGTAGTTCCATCGGTGGAGATTTCCAGCCTAAAGCCGTCAGGAAATACCATGTTCTTTTCGTTCGTTTGTCTTGGCATAATTTACCTCTTTGAGAAAATTCTTACTTCCACCGGAGTATTCCAGCGGTTATCATCTTCGGGTATACTTTGTCCTATCGAACATTGTGTATACATCCTATCGCCCGAATAAGTACCGAAGTACCTATTGATTTCATTATATACAATTTCCGCTAAAGTGTCAGCATCATGCTCGGTAGGTTGCCGACAGTTCACGGTGTACAATGGTGCGTTAAAGTCATGCGGAGTTAGCACGGATGTACGGTAGATTTGTAGAATCTTCGCCAGACTCTGATAAGCAACAGGAATTGACTTTCCTTGGAAGATTGCATGATAGGTCGTAGAACCTACTACGAATGTATCTAATTTCGCTTTGACTTCGGTAGTGGAGAGGCTTTGAACTAGATAATTACCAATGTTTATGTCCATTACTTACCTGCCCTTTCTTCCTTGCGTTTCTTCAACTCTTTTTCCATCTGCTCATTACAATATTTAGCTACAACATCAGCCGGAGTCTTTCGGTCTACAATCAACTCAGCACTCGGTCTAAGAAACGGTTGTGCTACTGCCTTAATCGTTCCATACTCCATATGTATAGCATGGTCTGAATTACTTCCCACATACGCCTCGTTAGCCTTCAATCCTTGCGTGTCTAATGCCTCGGCAAACTCTCCTGATTTGTTGTTCAGTAGCTTGGTTTCCTTTAGGGTGGAAGCACTAAGAGAGTTCCGTAGTTGACCGTTATCAACCGGAGCCAATAGTTTAGCCTGAGAAGCTATAGCAACACCAATGTTCAAAGACGATGGATTGAGAGCCAGCTTGACCGCTTTCTTCGGGTCACCATATTTTAGCCTCTTTTCGGTCATCTTCATCATATCACGCCCCCGAAGTCACCCAAAACTGATACAGTAGGTAATGTTCCACTTATACTTGACGGAGTATCGATACGCTTAATCAGTGAAGTATACAATTCATTCTGAAAAAGATGATCGTTAGGATACGGCATAGAAAACCATTCGTTGTTAAAGTATACTAAATCAGTCCTCGTTAACGCTCCATCTACCCTAATCATAAAATCAGCTTCGTCTATTTGTCTATCGGTAAACAGTCCCCTTCCAGCACTAGCTTGCGATACAAACGCCTCTTTGGTTTCCCTTAGTACCCAAGATTCAGTCATCTGACCTGTGCTTGGATTGTACGTTGTGGTTAATCCATATAGAGCAATAGTCATCGTCTGCCAGTCGTCGAAGTAGTCTAATATGCTCATGACACCCTCTGAAACGGAGTTCCCAAATCATCGATGATACTCTGCGGATACCCGTAAAGTTTATTAATTCTCGTAGTATCAAATGTAACCGAAACATCCCCGATTGATTTTGCGGAAAGGTTCTCTTTTACCTTGGTAGAAGTGCCTTGTATTCTGAACCATACCATCTTAGCAATCGCTTGCCATTGGGCTATAGAGATTGAAGTATAGATTCTGTCGGTAGAGTCGTTGAAGGAATTGTTACAATAGGCTACATCTTCGTCAGAATCGTAATCGGTAATATAGGTATCATCAGGTATTCCAGTACCCTCTATGACTCGCCCAAACTCAATCGAGTTATCCAAAGGTCGTTCAGCATAGACAAAATCACTCTCGCCTTCTACGATGGTCGCCCAAATTCGCTCATGGAAATTATGATTGAGTATCCGCTTCACATCGGCTTTCACGACAGGCAAGAGTGCAGTAATCTGTGTGTCATATGTGGTAGTAGTAATCCCTAACAACTCTTTTACTTTGCTTAGACTAATCATTATAATAACCTCAAAGCCCCCGAAGGGGCATTAGTTAGGGAAGCAGATACGCTTCGATTGTAGCACCAGTAACAGCACCAGTTGAAGCAGTATCAATCAAGATGGTTCCATCGTCTTGCAGGAACCTAGACGACTCGACAACAACAACCTTGATATCGGTAGTTCCAACAGCGACTTCCAAATCACCAATAGTAGAATCGGAGAAATCTCCAGCCTTGATGGTGACGGTCATTGCAGTTGTAGCACCAGCGAAACGAATAAGAACCTTGGAGTGGTTCATATCCGATACATTAATAGAATGGTCTTCGGTCAAGTCAACCGCATCAGCGGTCACATCATATGCCGTATTGAACAACAGCATCTCGGAAACAGTAACAGCACTTCTAGCCATAATTAACCTCTATAATTGACACACGATCTACAGAAAGACTTCTTTGAATCATATGTCACCATGCAATCATCACATGGATTTTTCTTCTTAGATTCCACCGCCTTTTTGACGGTGGCTTTTTTCTTCTCCATCACTCAATCCTAAATAACGGTTTCAGCGGCAGAAGCGACATATGCAACAGCCAAAGTAGCAGGGTAAAGTACCTTTCTACCATAGACGGTTAATGCACGCATCTTGTCCTCGAAGCTAGCCTCAGCTCTGAGAGCCTCAACCTTGTTCAACTGGGAAGCGAAACCGATGGTCATGTCACGAATGAAGAACATAGGAGCATACCAAGTAGTACCACTGTGAGAAATGTTATTTGAGACATAAACATCAAATCCTAAGAATCGTCCAGCAAAACCATTGGCAACAGTAGCACTATTGTCGGTATCACGGATAATCTTAGCAAGAATCATCTTCTCTTTAATCCACGGTGGAACAACAGCAACACGCCCTTCTTGTGGAGCGTTAGCTTCATCGAGTTCCCTTCCAGCACTGGTGAACAATGAAATGACATTGGCACTGGTGATATCAGTAGCAGAAGAAGTAGTACCAGTTACGGTAATACCAGCCTCAGCGTACAAAGAAGCGATATCGGCATCAATGTAGTTCGCCATACCATAAGCCATTCTCTCTGAGAGCTTGCTTAGAAGTTTAGGCTTGGACTGTACATTGTCCACATCGTCAATCGACACGGCGGCATAAGCCTTTTTGTCAATCAACAGTTCTTTGGAAGCATCGTCCAACTCCTCATAAGAAACAGTACCAGCATAAGCAGAAACAGCAACGTTGCCTACTTCGCTAATTTTAACACTAGAGCCAGCACCGGAAATGGTACCCTCGTATTCTTTGTTTGCCAAAGCACCGAACACATGCGCATTATCAAGATTCTCAAGAATCGAGTCAGCCCACATGGTTGGTTTGAAATTGTCATACGCCATAATTTAATCCTTTATAGAATAATTCCGTTTTCACGCCTTGCCTTTTGTCGTTCCTCTCTAGTGGGTAGCTTTTCAATTTCCTCTTCGGTCATCTTACGCTTCGTGTTTCCACCCTTGGGAGTATCTCCGGCAAGCCTTTTCGCTATCTCGGACTCCGAAAGCTCATGCGCCTTGGATTCGAGAAACTTTTTGAGAGCTTGAACATCATCCCTGATTTCATCCTCAGTATCGCCACTGATACGATTTGCAAAATCTTTGGGCAAGCCCGCATCAGTCAACGCCTCAATGATCGTCAGTCTGCGTTCTCTCTCTGCTATGAGTTTATCCCTTGCCTCGATTTCCTTCGCCCTAGCTTCGGCTTTTTCTTCCTCGCTCATCTTAGACTTGCGTTCCTCTGCTAGTTGCTTTTCCATCTGAGTAAGTTTCGACTCATATTCTTTCTTTACTTTGCTAATGGATTTGTCTACAGCCGATTGAATCATCTTCTGAACATCGTCTGCCTTTTCGGTAACGCCACCCTCGATTGGATTCGTCACTTTCTTTTCTTCCGTAGAAACGTCACCAGTTTCCTGATTCGTCTTTACTTCATCTGCCATTGTAACACTCCTTTGTGTTTCTGTCAATATTGACACTTCCTGTGTCTGTGTTTATTATAACACGATAATATAAATCTGTAAAGAGGACATAAAAAAACTCCCACAGATTAGTGGGAGCTGTTGATAGTATCAATACTATTTATTTATTAGAATTAAGTCTGTTAAGAAGTTCGCCCCAAGCAATCTGGTCTTTGTTAGCTTTAACGTTTCTAACAATTTTCTTTGCTCTTGCAGACTTTCTGATTTCCTCTATGTCATTCTCACAAGCCTTGATTTCTTCTGAATGGTCTATTCCGGTAAGTTGCTGTATTCTTTTGTAAACTTCGATTGATTTTGTTGCTTCTTTAATTGTCATTTCGTTTCCTCCTTGGCATCTCTGCCTTACATCCTTATTATACACCATTTAGGATGCTTGTACACATTTATTTTAATTATTTTTGAGAAAGTTTAACGATTTTTCGGTTATTTTTTATAAACTACTACACAATTGTTTACTGTTTCCATTCATCATAAGTCTTGAAACTGATGATATCCGTCTTACCTGTCACTGGGTCTTTCGCTCGTCTAATCTGTGGTGGCAATCCCTCAACAACATCTATAACTGTACATCGGCAATTGATTGACTCTGCAGGGTCGCTAAAGTCACCCGGATACCTTGCACTCATTCCACCAATCCAGAATAGGCCGTTATCATCTTCAAACTGTCCATCTAAGTGTTGGTGGCTATCTCTCGTTGAGCCGTCTAGCGTAGCAACCCACTGTCTGCGGATTCTTACACCCTGCTCTTTCAGTTCCTCTGTGTTTAAGTACGACCCTGCGTTCATATTCCTGTTTCCCTCGGTTCTAATTACTCTAGCCGTGTTGGAAACATTCTTATTGAACACATCCTTAACTCTCGATACTTGCTTTGCGTAGGACTCTCCGTTGATTAAACCCTGTCTGACTGTTCTTAATACCTTGTCTAATCCATCGGTAGCGTTTTTAGTCAAGAGAGCTTGGAGCGTATCTCCCGAAGGTGGCATCATACCGCTTGCTATCGCTCGCAATCGTTGGTCACGAATAGTAGCTAGTCGTGTAGCATCACCAGTGACGGCTACATCCCTTACTAGTGGATTCGGTGGAGCATACTTGATATTTACCCCTAGCTCGTCTGAAAAGTACGCCATGATGTATCTATCCATAAGAAAGGATTCATCGAATAGCTGATATTGTCCATTTATGATTTTCTTTGCGGATTCCTTACCCACTACGGTATAAATCCCTTTTATCCCCTGCTCGGTCTTTTTCAGCCTGTCGTAGAGAGCTAAGGTCTTGTAATAATCGGCTTTCGGCACTCCCACTAGATGTTTTGCGTAGACATCCTTCAAGAGTTCCAAAGTCTTATCCCTGCCGAAACGGTAGTCTTTCATGACATCCCTTTCGATAGCAGTTAAGAGAAAATCTAATTTATCGTACTTTTCTTTTTGGGCACCTGTAAGAGTCATTTCAACCCCTTAAATATATGAGCTATGACATCAACTGTCCAGCCGTTGCCAATAACTTTATACCTATTATGCGTACTTATACACGAAGTATAGTCTATTGGTAGTGTTTGTAATAATTCACATTCATTTGGTGTTATTTTCCTTATATAACCACTATCTCTCACCATTTCAAATGTTAGAGATTCTATTTCATTAATATTATTTTTTTTTAATACAAACACATTATGCTCAAAGCATGAAGTTGTGATAGAGCCAACTTTACCATCCAATGACCTAACACCGCCACAATTATTTCCACGACTCCTAAGATAGGTATATCTGTGTTTATCATAAGAGATGTCTTCTAATCTTATATTTTTATCCTCTATATGTGATATATTCTCTATATTTGTCCAATATAATCTCTTTCTGTTTTGTGCAGAAAATAATGAGCTATTTATTTCTATTGGGTGTATACCAAGATAATCAGAAATAATATCAACATACTCGTTTTTCATTTTAACATTTTCAAATAGGAAATATTTTGGCTTTATTTCTTTTAATAGCCTTACATACTCAAAAAATAACTTACTTCTAAAATCGTTAAAATTTAGTTGTTTTCCAGCGAAACTAAACCCTTGGCAAGGGCTTCCACCAATCAATAAATCAATCTTTGGTAAATCTTTTGCCTTAATGTTGCGAACATCACCAAGTTGGATAGTATCTGGATAATTATATTGAGTTACCTTTATAGCATTTGGCTCAATCTCGCTTGCATAATATTTATCAACTTTTATGCCAGCTCTATCAAGTGCTATTCTTCCACAACTAATACCATCAAACAAACTTAACACTACCATAGAATCCTCCTAATCAGATTCTATCACAGTATCACCGCTTTGTAAATCCAAATCTATCATAGGTCTGCTTTCCGCTAACCTGCTTGCTTCAACCTCGGCATCCAAGCCTACCCATTCCTGTTTGGTCTGTGCAGATATCCAGTCAACCCCAGTGAGGACTTGGATAAGGCTTTCAACATCAGTCGGCAAGGTTCTTTCAAAGGTTATCTTCATTTCTTCCGGCTGTAGGTTCTCTTTCAGCTTGACCAAACCACCTAAAAGTTCAAGCCGTTTTCTCGTACCGTCCATGAATACCTTTTCAATTCTCTTGGAGAACATATCCATATCGAACAGTCTTATCTTCAACGCTTTTGCGGAAGCCTCGCCAGCCATTTCAGTATGCCAGTCTACCGTGTGAGAGTGCTTGTAAATCTCTTGGATTAAAAGGTCGGTGACATACTTTCTAAACTCCGGCGAAAGGTTCTTCTCTAGGAACTGCGGTGTCAATTCGTCCTTGGTGATATCCTCAAGTGTTTTGATTTCGCCTAATTCAACATCCTTCGGGAGCTTCTTTCCTAACATCAGGATAGCATCGACTATGCGATCAATCTCGTTTGAATTCCCAGTAATCGCCCAATCAAGAGCCTCGATGTAACTAATAACCCCATCGAACGGTGAAGCATCGCCAATCATCTCCGAACGGTACTCGACTACAGGACACTCTGAGAGCCATAACACC